CACTCGACGCTGCGATTGCAGCAGAGGTCATTTTAGATCGCAAACGAAGGAACTAGCACCGTGGAAGCGACTAGCCTAGATAATGCCGTAGAGGCAATGTTGGCCCCAGAGCCAAGTGAAGAAAATCAAAGCGAAGCAGTGGAAGCAGCTGAAGCGCCAACTCAAGACGTTGAGAGCGAAGCAGTTGAAGATGTTGCGGAGGGCGATGATGACGTCGAGGCATCCGGCGAAGACATAGAAGACGCAGAATATGTCGAAGATGACCAAATTGATGACGACGACCTAGTAGAGGCGGCTGAAGACACCAACCTCATCCCCGTTAAAATTAACGGCAAAGAAGAGCGTTGGACACTGGATCAGTTAAAGCAATCTGCGGCGGGTCAGGGTTACATCAATCAAAAAATGCAGGAAAATGCTGCCTTGGAAAAGAAATACAAGGAGCAGTCTCAGGCATTGGCCCAACAGCAGCAACAAGTCTTGGCTATGTATCAACAAGCCCAGCAAGGTGGTCTGCAAGCCCCAACCCCACCGTCGAAAGAGCTTTTTGACCAAGATCCGATTGGATACATGGAAGCGAAGCTCACATATGACGAGGCAAAGGCCGCGCACGACCAGCAATTAGTCCAGTTGCGGGGAATGCATCAGCAACAAGCGCAGCAACAGCAAGCGGCTAGACAAGCCTACCTTGCCGAGCAAGCGGAAGTGTTGAAGCAGTATATCCCCGAAATCGCAGATCCCGACAAAGGCGAAAAGCTGAAGGCGGGCATCATAGACACAGGCGTTCACTACGGCTTCACGCCGGAGGAAATGGCTGGCGTGTCTGATGCGAGATATGTGCGGGCGTTAAACGACGCGCGCAAGTATCGTCAACTGGTTGCCAATAGGCAGAAGTCACAGTCAAAAGCTGATGGCGTTCGACCCGTTGTCAAAGCTGGTGCAAAGAAACGCCCAGACGGACAGGCTGCAACCCGTAAAAAAGCGCAACAGCGCTTGCAGAAGACAGGCTCAATCGACGACGCATTGAGCTTGATGTTAAAAAGCTAACTCCTTGAAAGGAAACGACAATGGCCCAACCGGCAAATACATTCGACACATATGATTCCGTAGGAATCCGTGAAGATTTGGCAGATGTAATCTACAATGTAGACCCATCTGAGACACCGTTTTACAGCAAGTCTGCTAAAACAAAAGCTAAAAACACTCTGGTTGAGTGGCAAACACAAGCGTTGCGCGCGTCAGCCGTAAACGCTCACATTGAAGGTGACGCGACATCTGCCGATGCCGTTACGCCGACTGTGCGCCTCGGAGCGAGAACCCAGATTTTTAAGAACGCTGTGGTTATTTCCGATACCGATGAAGCGGTGGACAATGCTGGCCGCGCCAAAGAAATGGCGTACCAAACATTGCTTATCGCTAAAGAGCAGAAGCTCGACATCGAAAAGGCGTTGTTTGCCAACCAAGGTAACGTAGTAGGGTCTAACACTGCTGCGCGTAAAACTGGTGGTGTACCATCATGGTTGATTACAAACGTAAACTTCCAGTCTGGTAACTCTGGTGCAAACCCAACCGGCGACGGCTCAGACGCGCGTACAGACGATGGCACACCAACTGCGTTTTCGCAGGCCAAGTTTGACGACGTTATGCAGTCAATCTGGGAAGAAGGCGGCAAGCCAGATACAGTATATCTGTCAGCCTTCCAGATGAATGTTGCTCTGGGCTTCACTGGTAACAACAACCAGCGTTCAGCGGTACAAGCCGGTGACGAGACTGTGGTCAAGTCGCTTGCAGTCTACGTGACACCGTGGGGTACGGTTCAATTCATGCCGTCACGCGAAAACCGTAGCCGTGACGTGTTCGTGCTGCAGGACAACATGTGGGAATGCGCAGTATTGCGTGGAACCAAGAACGTTGCCTTGGCCAAAAATGGCGACAACACTACACGTCAGGTGACTACAGAGCTGGCGCTTTGCTCGAAAAACGAGAAAGCCAACGGCGCGATTTACGACAACACCACATCGTAATATAATAAAAGAAGGGGCGATTTGCGCCCCTTCTGCTTAACGAGGGATCGACATGAAAAAAGTTTTAGTTGTAGGCCACAAGGTTCACACGTCAATCGGCAAGCTGGTCAAAGGCGACAACGCCGAGCTGCCCAACGCAGAGGTTGAAACGCTGATGCGCGTTCGCCCAGACGCACTGAAAGTGCTTGGCGATGTTGAGCCAGCGCCTGCACCCGCACCAACGAAACGCGCCAAGAAGAAATAAGACATGGCGAAGATTTCGGAAAATATCGACTTTGAGCATGACCACATGGTCATCAAGCAGCGTCACGACGTCAGCCAGTCGCTCAGAGACGCGCAGGCGGCGAAAGACGCTGGCATAGGCATGTCAGGCGAAAACCGGCTTGTGGGTTTCGTAGACGGCGCTGTGCTTGGCGCATGGCTCAAGGAGGCTGGTGTGTCATGGTCTGATACAGAAGCGGCCAAGGAGGTCGTCAAGCGCAAGATGATGTCAGGCGAGTTCGCCAAGATGCGCGTCTGGGAAGGGTCTTACTGATGGACGCTGACATGCTTTGGACGGCGGCATTAACTGCCGGATTGGGCCTGATCGGCTGGGTATTGAAGAGCGCTGTGGACGAGATGCAGCGCCTCAATATTCTGCTGAACAAGACCCGCGAAGAAATGGCCAAGGATTACGTCACCAAGGCAGACAGCACAGCCGTCATGGCGCAGATCGTGGCGCGCTTTGATCGAATAGAAGAGAAAATAGACCGCCTGATGGAGCGATGAGCCATGATAGACCCCGCCACGGCAATCATGGCAGCGTCCACAGCGTTCAACGCAATACGCAAGGGCTGCCAGATCGGGCGGGATCTGGAGGGCATGGCTGGCGATCTGGGGCGCTGGTCTAAGGCGATCAGCGACTTCGACTTTGCAGCGAAGCGCGTAGAAAACCCAAAATGGTATCAGAGCTTCGGCAGCGTCGAGCAGCAAGCGATGGATCTGTTTGTGCAGAAGAAGCAGCGCGAGAATATGCGCGACGAGCTGCGCAAGATGATTAGCGAAACGCTTGGCCCGTCTGCGTGGCAGGAACTGATCCGCATGGAAAACGACATCCGGCAGAAGCAGAAGGACGCGATGTATAAGCGCATCGAGCGCAAGGAAACGATCATCGCATGGGCGGCTGGCTTGCTGCTGTTTTTGATTTGCGTTGGCGCGCTGTTTGGCTTTGTCTGGATCGCGGTGCGTCGCTGATGTCTGATGGTGTGTCAGGCATAGGCAGCGCACCGTTTAACGTAGGCAGCGACATACACCAGCAAACGCAATCGCGTGAGCGTATAGAGGCGCATCTGGTGGAGCAGAGGGTAACAAAGGAGCATAGGGCCAACCACACGCATTTGGAGGCGCTTCGGGAGCAGAAGTTGGATCTGGGCAAGGGTTATGATAAGTTCGGCACCAAGACCAATGCTGACAGGCCGCAAGGCACTAACATCAACATAGAGGTGTAAGATGGAAAAGCTTTTGGAATATAAGATCATGCCGCGCCTGATGATGGCCGTGATGACGATTATGTATATACGCTGCATTGAATGGGCGCTGACGCAGCCTGACCTTAGCACGCAGCAGAGTGCGCTTATTAGCGTTGTTGCCGGTGCCATGACTGGTGCTTTTGCCGTGTGGCTGGGATCTGAGAAATGATTGGCCAAATTATAGGCGCAGTCGGCGGTCTGGCGACAAGCTACCTCGACGGCAAGACGGCAATCCAGAAAGCGAATGCCGAAATCAAGCTGAAGCAGGCAACCGGCGAGATGGATTGGGAGCAGTCAGCCATCGAGGCCAGCAAAGACAGCTGGAAAGATGAGCTTTGGACAATCGTTTTCGTGGCCATATTGTGCATGAATTTTGTGCCGTCGATGCAGGACGTAATGGCAGAGGGTTTCGCCAATCTTGAGACAACGCCGCTCTGGGTGCAGTGGGGCATGTATGCGTCCATCGCAGCCAGCTTTGGCATCCGCACAATGAAAGGCTTGAAGAAATGAGCGTCGCACTGAAGCTGCTGCAGAAAAAGGTTGGCGTTGAGCCAGATGGCGCATACGGGCCAAATACGGCGCGTGCAATCACGAAGCACTACGGGCTTGACCGCGTGAAGGCTGCGCACCTTCTGGGGCAGGCGGGCCACGAAAGCGGCGGGTTTAAGCTGACACGCGAAAACCTAAACTATTCAGTGGAAGCCATGATGCGCGTCTGGCCGTCACGCTTCCCCAACGAAGATAGCGCCAAGCCGTATGCCCGCAACGGCGCTAAGCTTGCTGGCAAGGTGTATGTCGGGCGCATGGGCAATGAAACGCCGGAAGACGCCGCCAACTTTATCGGACGCGGGTTCCTGCAGCTTACCGGCAAGGACAACTATAAATCGTTTGCGCATGACATGCGTTTGCCGGAGGTGCTGACAGATCCGTCGCTGGTCGAGGAAGACTACGCGTTTGAAACAGCCATGTGGTTCTTCGATAAAAACGGTTTGTTCAATATCGCTGCGGGCGGCGTAAATGACGAAACGATCAAGCTTATCACCAAGCGCGTCAACGGCGGCTATCATGGTCTGGATGATCGAGCAAAGCGCACACGCCAAGCATTTAACTGGCTAACCTAGCATCGTCTGAATGCTGTCATCCATAGCCTGCCGCGTAAAATCGGCGGGCCTTATGCGTACAGTTTTGCCGCTTGGCGCGTTGCGCAGTATAAACAATCGTATATCCAGAGCCACATACGCAAATATTTGCGCATCGCCGTTTGCGCGCGTGAACATGTAGCACGGCTTACGTTTACGATCACCGCGTGGCTCAAGGGTCGCCTTCACTTGCATCGTCAACAGATCACCGCTGGCCGACTTAACCCATAGGTCATCGTCCTGCATATCGACTCGATGGCAGCGTATCCCGCGCTGCTCCAGCTCGGCGGCGACGAGAAACTCGCCTGCACGTCCGACGTTGATGCTGTTGGCCACAGCCGGAATATACTATAAATATCATAATGTTACTACGGGCAAAGTTGCTCGCACTTATATGACCGCCAAAGCTCCTCAACGCCCCATAGCTGATCTTGCGGCATAACAAAGCATTTCCCCTTACCTAAATCAGTTTGCATTGCTTTTTCGACAAATGCCTTACGTGATATGCAGCCAGCAACGTCCATCACATTTTCGTCATCTGTCTTTGTCACAAGCACCGCAGCGCGTGACTTAAATGCTTCAAGCGATTTAAACAAAAGCTGGCCTGTCGGGTAGAACGTAGACTTAACGTCTATGCTTATTTCGCCAAGCCATAGATCAACGCCGTCATCTACGCCCAGCGTGTTGGGGTTATATGAAACGTCATAAAGCTTAGCGACAGCAACCTCTGATCGTATGCCAAGGAAATCCAGATCAACGCCGCTGCGCGTATCGCGTTGCTGGTTCACTATACCGCTGGCTCGCGCAAGTGTTGAGCGCAAATTAGCGCTTTGGCGGCAATCAGCCATATCCTTATCTGTGAGCTTAATTAACATTAAAACGCGAACTCTTCCTGAGTGCGCAGCCGGTACAGCTGCTGGCCCTCGATAAACGACGTCTTCACGATTGTGCGCCGCTCCCGCATGGTCTTCAGGCCAATGTCGATATGCACGGCGTCTTGCTCAATCATACTGCACAAGTCGCCCACAGACAGCTCGTCATGCCTGCTCAGGCAGCGCTTGATCTCCTTGCGCAGCTTCTCCAGCGGCCACGGCTTGTGGGCATATGCGTGCATATCATCGCGGCCAATGAGCCTGCGCTTCATGCGCGCGTTCTCGATGATCGCCAGCTCCTTCCAACGCTCTAGCGGTGTCATATGTTCCGTCACAGCCGCTTCTCCAGCATCTCGCAAAGCGCCATGATCTCTTCGGCGCGCTGCTTGATCGTCAGGCGCTCGGGGCCACGCCCCGCGTCCATACGCATGATGTCTGCCTTGCGCCGGATCGACATGACCAGCATCAGCGGCGTTGGCTGCGTCGGCGTACTGCTATCCTCGTCGATATACGCACCAACGCTGGCGCTGTTTTCCAGTTTCGATAAATCCCATTTAGCCATTGTTATTCTCCTGTGTTGGCCGTGGCTGTGGTCTGACGTCGGGCCACGGGCGGCGGTAGTCTGCCTCGCCGCCCATCTCAACGCATTGCGGCTCAAAGATCCGCGCCAGATCGTAGTATTTCGCAAACGCTTTGCACTCGTCTACGGATGAAAAGACGGCGAATGCCATGAAGACGGGTTCAGCTAGGGTCATCACATCCACCCCATGCTTACAGCGCCGATCCAGCCCAGCACCGACGCGGCAATCGCTGCGGCGATGATGATGTCTTGCGTCCACTTGGTCATGCTGCTTTCCATTCTACAAATAAATCACGCACTAGCTTCTTTGTCATGTATCGCATTGCACGATTATGAGCGTGGCCATCGCTGTCCACGCGCTCGCGCTCAAGCGTTTTGCGCGTGTCATATATTCTGCGATACGGGCCAGCGTTTTCTTCTTTGCCTTGGCTCTTGAGCAGGCTGTCGCCGATCGTCCAGAATACCGAGTGACGTGACGGGCTATATCCATGCGCCAGTGCCATCTCAGCATTGCTGCATTTGCGCTGCCTCTGGCCATCTATCACGGCAAGCCCAGCGCGCTTGTATATACCGTCAAGCTCCTTCTCGTATTCCATAAAGTCGCCCACCTCGCCGACAATGCCAGCCAAGCCCAGATGGCCAAAGCCTTTCACCTTATCGACAAACGTTGATACTGGCAGCTCCTTTGCCAAACCAACAAGCCACTTCTCAAACTCGGCGCGGCTTTCTAAGAGCGGCTGCCTTGCCTCAAATAGTGGCTTTGTGGCGGCATATTCATCCATTGTGCCTTCGCCCTTCTTTAGTTGGGCGAATAGCTTATTGGCTTCCTTGATGTCGCCGTCACGAAAGCTGCGGCAGATTGCTTTAATCTGCAACACCAGCTTTGCTTCAGCGCGAACCATGTTCTGCCTGTTGCGCCAAGTCAGATATATCTTGGCAATGGTTGGGTCTTCGTAACGTTTATCCATAATGGATCTCCTTGTTTTATGCGAGGCGAAGCGTACCTGACATTTCTGCGTTTTTGGAGTGGCCTCTGGTTGTTGGTGCGCCAGTAGAGTGGCATCTCTGCGCGTGTTGAGCGGCACCAAATAAATTGGGAGCGCGGGCTTCTTGGCATTTCTGCGTAGAAAATTTGGCTCCCTGCTGTAAGGCGGGGGTGCATGATCGGTGGCATTTCTGCATGCTTTAGATGACCCCCTGTTGTAAGGTGGGGAAGGGTGCTGACAGGCTGGCATTGCTGCAACTGATGATTGACCCTTCCCATTGGCGCGCTCAGTATTCGGCATAATGCGATGATCGAGTGGCACCAAAATAAGGCGGGGGCGAGGATCGCATGGCATTGCTGCGAAAACCCAATGGCCCCCTGTTGTAAGACGGGGGCGTCGCATTGTTGGCATTTCTGCGCTGGTCGATCGACCCCCTGTTAAACATTATTCTACTAAAGCCTGCTCATACTCAGCTTTGACTTCGCTGATGTTCCAAACATCTCTGACGACTTTATCATCAGTGACGCGAGCCTTGATGGTAGAATAGAAGCTGCGCTGCCCTTCATGGTGCTTGCTGCGGGATGTCTCGTGCATAATCGCCTGCTCAAGATCCTCGCTTGTTGCATCGCCCAAGCAGATGCCGGTATTGGGCAACAGCCAACGCTCAAACATATCCTTGGCATATGCGGGTGCCATGTTCTTCAGCGACACGGCAGGCGTTGATGTCTCGCCCTTGCTCAGCACAGTTTGATGCGCTGCACGCTTAAGTCGCGCGCGGTAGCCTCTGGGCTGCGCAACAACATCCAAATATGCGATGCGCTCCAAATGGCGGCGTGTAGCCTCTTCGCGCAAAACATCATCTTGCTGAAGCATAGCCAGATATTTCTCTGATGCTTCCTTTGCGCTGCCTGATCCTTCCCAAGCCTTTTCCACGGCCTCGGATACAATCGAAATAATATTTTCCTGCTTAGTCATCACTCTTCCTTTTCTTCATTGCGCCAGTCGAAGTCATCTTCGTCCTGACATTCTGGGCAGCGCACCGTTGTCCACGCGTCGCTGTCCGGCGTGTTGACGAAACGCGGCAACTCGATGAAGCCGGTTCCGTCACAAGTCGTGCAGATCATTTGTACACATCCGCGTTGATGCTCCACAGCACCAAGGTTGCGCGCTGCTGGTTTGCGCGCTGGTTTACATGCGCTTTGCATATCTCGCCGCGTGCGTGCATGTTTTCCAGGTGCTGCGAAAGCTTGCGCGTCTCAACGCCAACGACGTCAGCGATGTCTGCCGTCTCGCAATACGTCACGTCGGCGCTCTGTAAGAACGCAATGATCTTCCGCTGGACGTCGGCCCAATCAATCGGCTCAGGCTCCTCGGTGGGCGCCTGAACGGCCTCTGCTGGCGCGTCAATCGCCAAGCCCAGCACGTCACGCGCTGGGCGTCGTTCCTGAACATAGGCGGCAACCCACGGCGTGCGCTCACGGTTCTCTTCGATGGCGTTCTGCACGATGATGCCTTTGCAAATGTCATCAAGGTTTGCGTGCGCCTGCTGCAACAAACGCGGCGAAATATGTACGCTCTCGCCATTGTCAGTACGCACGCCAAAGCCTGTGCCGCTGTCGGTGATGTGCGTGATTAGAAATTCATGTGTATGCGTAAGGTTCATTTTGGTTTCTCCTATTAAGATTAATTGGTCATTGCCTGTTCGTCACCTGCTTATAATTTATCTCAAAGATATCTGTCAACAATTAATTTATATCTAAGTGCTATTGACACGATATATGTTTATCTGTAGCTGTTGTAATCAGGCTACAGAAGGAGAATGAAAATGGAGCTTCAACAGTTATTGGTTCGCGTGCGGCCAGAGGTGATTGCGGGATTGGACTTATATAAGGACAAGACGCGTATGACAAAGGCGGCAACAGTGGAAATGGCGCTGCGTGACTTCCTTGCGAAGCACGATATTGTGGTTGAGCAACCTTTAACTGAATAAGGACTCAACCATGAGCGACCCCGTAACCATTGGCATAGACTGCGGATATCGTACTGGCGGCGTAGCAATCATCACAGATACTTGGTCTGAGGTGCATGACTTGCCGGTGTATAGCGAGGGCGGCGTGGATGTCGTGGCGCTAAACGATATTATAATGAGCTGCGATGCTGTCGATCACATATGGATCGAGCGGCAACAGGCAATGCCAAAGCAGGGCGTCAGCTCAACGTTTAAGCTGGGTTATGCGTTTGGCCAGATCACATCTACTGTTGCGCTTTCTCGCTCAAGGTTTACGTTGGTAGGCCCAGTTAATTGGAAGCGCGCGCTGAATTTGCCAAAGGATAAAGACGCAGCAAGACGTCTGGCGCAGCAATGGTTCCCTGATCGGGCGTCGGAATTAAAATTAAAAAAGCATGAGCATCGCGCCGAGGCGCTGCTGATTGCATTATATGGAAGGGGGCGTGCATAATGGTTATGCGCAAAGACATGTCGAACGAGGCATATCATTTTGAACCGGCAATATCATCGTCGGACGTAAAGACGGTTAGCAGCAAATCGCTGGCGCATTGGAAAGGTCAAGAGCGCAAAGAAAGCGCAGCATTTGATCTTGGCACGGCAACCCATGCGCATTTGCTGGAGCCGGAAAAAAGCCTAGTCAGATGCGGGCCGGAAACAAGGCGCGGCAAGGATTGGAAGCAAGCAAAGGAAGACGCTGACAAGGCTGGCGCTGTGCTTCTGCCGGAGGCCGAATACAAGCAAAGCATAGATATGGCGCAGTCTGTATTGCAGCACAGCGTTGCGCATCATTTGCTGACGCATTCTGATCTGATTGCAGAAGCGTCATTCTTCGTGACAGATCCAGATTTAGATTTGCCGCTCAAAACACGCCCAGATGGCCTATTGGTCAAGCAGGGCGTAGCGATAGATATAAAGACATGCGTTGACGCATCGCCAAAAGGATTCGATAGAGCGCTCAGAAATTTTGGCTACGACATACAATCGGCATTTTATTTGCATTGCCTTAATCTTGAGGGGCTACGCATAAAGCAGTTTATGTTTATTTGCGTTGAAAAGGAAAAGCCATACGCCGTATGCGTTCACGAAATGAGCGAAATGTATTTGCGGCACGCGCATAATCGCATGATGGAAACGCTCTACACCATCAAGCACGCGACAGATAACGAGGAATATGACACCGGCTGGGATGAGATAAACACCATACACTTGCCGGACTGGATGAACGCGTCAGGCGCGTTCTAACAAATGTTACAACAGATCCCAGCGTGGGGGTGCCACGCAAACAACCAAGGAGTTGCACATGCAACATATTATCAGTAACGCCGTTGCGCGTTATCCTCGACTAAACGGCACATATAAATTCGACAGCGGCGAAATGCGGTCGGTGAAATGCGATGCATTAGACGATGGGGCTGCCTACGACATGTCATTTATTATGACGCCGGATCAGGCCAAGCAGCTACATTCGCTCTGCATGGAGGCGTATAACAACGCCGCATCGATGGACAGCAAAAAGAAATGGCCGGAAAAGCCGTCAAACTTGCCATATAAAAAGGGCGATGATGGCGAAATAATCGGCAAGGCAAAACTAAAAGGCGCGTATGGCATGGAAAAAACCAGCCCGCCGCGTCAGGTAGATGCCCAGCGCAATAAGCTGCCGGATGACTTTATGCTGACGTCAGGCAGCAAGGTAAACGTGGCCGTAACGCTGGTGCCGTACAATACTGGATCAATCAACGGCATTAGCTTGAGATTGCGCGCTGTTCAGGTGCTTGAATTGGCCGAGCTTCAGCATGGCGCTGATCCATTCGATGCTGTGATCGGGGGCTACACAGCCGCAGCAAGCCCAGCGGAAGATGATCCGTTTGCATTGCCGCCAGCAAGCCCAGCGCCTGCCACGGCAGCGCCCCAATCGGCGTCAGAATCTTTCGATGATGAAATACCCTTTTAGCGTTTAAAAAAGCCCCGCCCGAACAGTGCGAAACCTAATCGGGCGGGGCAACCATGAGGAGAGGTATGCACGATTATGTTAAATAATTTAAGGCAGGATAGCAAGTTCCCCACCGCGCATTGGGCAGAATGGGGCAACGAGATAGTCAAGCTCCTTAACCTAAAGCAAACCAGCAAGGGCGAGCATCATGGGGCATGTCCGAATTGCGGCGGAAAAGACAGGTTTTGGATAAAGGAATTTAACGGCGAGGTCATGGTTAATTGCAGGCAATGCAATGATTTTAAGGCAATACAAGAAGCATTGCGCAGCCAAGGATTATGGCCGGACGCAAATAAAATGCCTGATCTTGCAAGGCCGCAAAATAAAGAAATAGAATGGCCAGCGCAGGGGGAACAAATAATGCCGGAAATCGAGCAGGCGCAGCAAGCGCAGGAAGCGGAAACGCACCCGTATCTGGTACGCAAAAACGTACAACGTCACAACGCTATTATTGACGGGCCTGATCTGCAGATACCAATCATCGATGTGACCGGCAGACGCCAAGGCGTGCAGTTTATAGACGAAGACGGCAAAAAGAAATTTTCGTATAAAATGCCAGTAAATGGTAATTTCTCCGTGATCGGCGGGCCAATCAGGGATTTTGCATATATTGCTGAAGGCTGGGCAACAGCGGCAAGCATTGCGCAGGCAACGGGCAAGCCGGTCGTGTTCGCGCTAAACGCGGGCAATATCCATAAGGTCGTGGCGGGTCTTAGGGAAGCCAAGCCAAACGCAACGCTGGTGGTGGCAGGCGATAATGACGAGGCTGGCATAAAAGCAGCGGAGCAAGCATTTGCTGAGCATGGCGTTGAATATATTTTGCCGCCAAACGAAGGCACAGATTTCAATGATCTTTGGGTCACGCAAGGGCCAGAGGCCACGCGCAAAGCATTAACCGTGCATAACTTGCTTGACGAGGTGTTTTTCCCAGAAGATGCGCAGGCCCAGCTTTCAAGGAATTATCTGGTCAAAAAATGGCTGGGCGAAGGGCAAATGTCTGTCCTATATGGGCCGAGCAACACAGGCAAATCATTCTTTGCGCTGGATATGTCGTGGCATGTGGCGGCAAGCAAGCCGTGGAACGGATGCAAGGTGCAAGGCGGCAGCGTTTTATATCTGGCAACGGAAGGCGGCAATGCGTTTCACAATCGGATTGTTGCGCTGCGCCAAAAATATCCTGAGCATAAAGACGTCAAGCTTGCTGTCAGGCCGTCGCCGGTCAATTTGCTTGACCCAAACGCGGATCTTGAAAAGCTGGCCAAGCTGGTGCGTGAAGTATCGCGCAAGCACGGGCCGGTGCGCATGATTGTGGTGGATACATTATCGCGAAGCATGGCGGGCGGCAATGAAAATGCGCCGGATGATATGACCAGATTTATTGGCAACGTGGATGCGCTGCGCCAAGTAACGCTGGCGCATATTATGATCGTGCATCATAGCGGCAAGGATAAAGCAGCGGGCGCGCGTGGCCATTCAAGCTTGCGCAGCGCAACGGACGCAGAAATTGAGCTAGATCACGACGCGGAAACGGGCATTCGCTACGCGATAGCCACAAAACAACGCGACATGGAAACCGGCGCAAGGTTTGATTTTGTGCTGGACGTGATCGAGCTAGGGCAAGACGAAGACGGCGATGCCGTAACGACTTGCACCATATCAGAGGCCAGCGCAGAGCAAATCGAGGAAGCCAGCAAGCCAAAGATAAGCGGCAAAAATCAGCTATTGCTCAAGCGGTGTTTTACGCAGCTGCGCGGTGAACGCGTCGGGCAACCAAACCCAGCGGGCGCAGGATTTCCAGAGGCAAGCGCCTACTGGACGATTGACGAAGAAGTTTTGCGGGATCACTTTAAGGGCAAAATCACCGGCGCAACTAACCCAAACCAGTCTTATACGAGGTCAATAGATGCGCTGATTGCGGGCGGTCATTTGGTCAAAAATGAGGGTTTGGTATGGTTTACGGGCAAAGATGGGCGTGTGAAGGATTAGACGGCAAAATGAAAAGGGATAACATTTGATAACGTTTTGCGAGGCCAATGAAATCAATGGGTTACGGGTCAAAATGTTATAAATGTTATTAAATGTTATTAAGGATGGTATAACTTTGGCTAAATGCTGTGAAATCTAGCAACATTAACATTTACCTTAAGGTAATGTTATTGTTTGCTAGATTGCATAGCTGCGGTTTTGCCAAGGTAAAATTTAGATGAATAAAAAGGGTTTGGAAAAATGGTTGGATCGTATGTTTGCTGAAAGTAAAGCGGTGACTTACCCTTGCGGGCATTTTGTCGGGCTTGAATGGTGCAGGTCATTTGATGAAAAGCTGGCAAGCTGTTCGACGCTTGCCGAATTGGAAGGGTTCGCTAACCGGCGCAGGTTTGATGCAAGCTTGCCGCGTTGGACGGCAGCAGAGCGCGCAGAAATATTGAAGCGCAAAATTAAATTGGAAAAAGGGAAACGAAAATGAATACGGATACGACACGCGGCAAGGTGCTGGCGAAAGCTGGAACGCTAGTGCATGGGTCACGCAATCGGGATTATGGGCCGCCGCAAGAAAACTTTCAGCGAATTGCGGTTATGTGGAACGCGTATATTGCGGGCAAGGAAACGCTAACAGCGTCCGACGTGTGCATGATGATGGGCCTTCTCAAGATTAGCCGCGTCTCGCATCAGGTGGACGCGGATGGATTCGTGGATTTGGCAGGATATGCTGCGCTTGGCGCGGAGTGTGCTGCGGTATATATAGAAGATGGCGATTGGAAGCCCGTAGAGGGGCCATAGAGGCGCGAAACGATGCGACGGGCTAGGGTGGGTGCTGAATTGGGTTTACGTGGCTCTGTTCGAGGTTTTGTGGGGCTTGATCTTTAGGCTGTTCTGGCCTAGCTTTTGACAAGCGTAGTTTCCTCCCTGTCTGCGCTTGTCGCGCCTTGATTTGCTCTTTACCTCATATCAGCGACACACTTGACCATGTGAAGCAATTAGCTTTGCATGGTCTTTTTTTTGGGATAGCGTGGGCAAATGATAAAGCTAACGCTGATAATGCCGATAGAAAACGATGATGAAGCGGAAGCGGAATTAGACGCGCTGGCAGAATATATTGAAGAACGCTTGACTGATGGGTCAAGCGTTCAACAAATTGCGCAAAGCATGGTGGAGGCTTTGGCTGGCTTAGCTGACGATGACGTCAGCGCAATGCTGCATTAATCAGATTTTGCCTTGCGTGGCCTGCCGCGTTTCTTTGGTGGATCTTGGCTTGCGCGTTCTTCCGCTGCCAAGTCGTGCCAATGTGGTTTAATCTCGCAATCAAGAAATTTGCTAAGATTGTTGCGGGCCGTGCTGAAATCATCGATAGCAGACATCAAAAGATTATTGTAGCAAAGCTGCTGCCTGTTGCTTTGCATGATATCCGACGCGCTGGAGACTAAAGCATAAACGTCAACGCCTATTTCATCTTCGTCAAGATCATGAATAAAATTCTCTAAACGCTGGGACGCTTCTAGCATTTTGCGCGCTGTTGATAATCTGAAATCAAAATCAATCTCGTATATATCTTCGAAAAACTCGTTTAACGCGTCTTGCGCTGCTGTTGCGCGCTTGATTAACTCTGGATCAAGCCCGCGCAATACTTCTGCGCGTTGCTCGTATTTTGCGATTAGATCAATAAAATATGTGCCGTCTCTCATTTGCTGGACTCCTGTTTTGATTTGCGCGGTCTACCGCGTTTCTTTGGTGGGTTTAATCTAGTTTCGCGCTGCGCAAGCGCATAACCAAAAACGTTTTCCTCAGATAAATCTTTATAGTTAGACATTCCGAGATTTATTTGCAGGCACAAGCCGTTAAGCGTCACGTCGTCAATTTTGCCAGTAATGCAATGATTTTCAAACATGCCTATAAAAACTTCGCATTCGTCGCCAAATGACAGCATGCCAATTAAGGCAGCTTTGTCGCGTAAATCTAGCGTCATTACGATTTTGCGCAATTCTTCGTAGCGTTCTTGGCTTGGATATTGTGATATATTGTCAAACATTTAAAAAACTCCTGACATGATCGCCGCTATGATCGGCACGGCAAAGAGGACAATGCCGCCCGCAATGTCATGCGGGCGAATTGATTTAATGATTGCGATAAGCTCTTGGCGGGTCATTGTGTGGCCTACCCGTGAGCTTTATGTAAAATCAAATTACGCTTGCCGGTAAGCTTGCGGCCGATGGCTAAAGCCGCGTCGCGTATAGCGCTTTCACCACGGCCGCCAAAGCGTTTGTCTAAGGCAATGCCAGCGTTTGCAATGGCCTCGTCTATTGCTGCGCTTTCCTTGCAGTAGCCGCTGCCGGTTGCCTTGCCATAGCCTGACCCGTGGTTATCAGCGCTATGAAACCAAGCGCAACAATGAAAGGTGTAACCGGTGATATAGGTGCGAAAAATTGCGACACTTCGGCCTGTCTTTGGCTCTATCACGGCCAGCTCACTGGAAAAGCCGTTATTGACGCGCTCACGCTTTGCGCCTATTTCGTTGTCTTGCAGGTTGACTGATAATACTTTCATTTTATTTGTCTCCGTGTTTTATGTTGTTATATCTTAGTGATATCTTATTGCTATCATATGGTCAAGTGTAAATTTACTGACGCATGGCAAGGCAGCGCTGTTAAGCGCTGCTAAGCGATGGGTCAATCGTCTACAAGCTCAATTTCGCGGCCAAAAACCCATGACCGCGGGTCATTATCTCTGTGGCGCTTATGCCATTCTGGCGCGTCTTCAAGTGTAACAATCACGCCCTTCCAGCCGCATTCCTCGAAAAAGCCTGTGATGCGGCCAAAGCCTAAGCTGTTCACTTTAACGCGCACGCGCTGATGCATTTTAGGTGTGAAATTTCCTGTCCATTCTGGTTTTGCTTTTTCCATCTTCTTTATCTCCGTGTTTTGTTTTTGCTTCATGCTTGACACATGGCAAGGCAGCGCCGTTAAGCGCTGCTAAGCGATGGGTCATGCTCTTGAGATCGAAATTGATAAATCGCGCTGCTCAACATGATTTTCATGAAAGAGTGGCCGTTCTGTAATCTCGGAATATCCGAAGCGCTCAAGCGTTTCGCGTACAGCTTCGCGGTCTACTGTATCGCCGTCAAAGGGAATGTCTTTGCGCTGAGCAACTAAGCAGCAAGCTACATAAATGACGTTATGCGGCGCGTTAAACTCATAAATGCCGCCTCTACCATAAAAGCCTTTCACATAATCATAAAAATCTTGTGCCTTTGTCATTGTCTTATTCTCCTTGTTTTGTGTTGATATCTAATAGATAGCATGGAGATATAAAGAGTGCAAGCATAAAATGCGATCAAATGCAAAAAAAGTGACGCGCAACACAGTGAAGCGTCACCACACAGACGCGCGCGCGAATACGCATTTTTTACCAAATGGTCAAATTTTTACCGACTGGTCAAAAGCACATTGTGGCGCGACTCAGGCACAACATGTTGTGTTATGCATAGCCATGCGCTGCGATCATAGCGTAAGTCATTGATATTAAACGCACTTAACATAATAATTATTATGCGCCATGCCTTTAGCCATGCACCAGACGCAATCCGGCCAGCTTTTGCAGCTTGCAGGCGCAAAGCCCCCCCCGCCAAAGCTTTTCGCCGGTAGTGTTATTATTATACCCTCACACACACAAATCCCGTACCCCCCTGCACCCCCCTTGCCATCCTTCGCCGCCCCACGTAAAATTTTGCAAAATTTGGGGAAAAGCAAATGGCGGGCAGAGCGTTAAAAAAGCGCATACTAAGCGATGTGGCCAAGCGCGGTGGCATAGATTACATAACGGACAAGGTTGCATCAGGTGTGACTTTGGCCAAGCTTGCGGAAGAATATAAGTGCAGCAGATCGTACCTAAGCGCGGCCATTAATTCTGTGCCGGACTACCGCGAGGCTTTGGAGCGCGCTAGGAAAGACAGCGCAGATGCTTTTGTTGAGGAAGGCTTGGCCATATTGGATGATCTTACGCACAAGCCTGACCTATCATCGACTGATGTTAGCTTGGCGCGTGAGCGTGTTCATCATCGCCGGTTTATGGCGGGTTCTGCGAACGCTGACAGGTACGGCACAAAGCCTTCGGCTCAGGTGACGATTAGCTTGGGCGACATGCATTTGGATGCGCTGCGTAAGAATAGGTCAAGCATTATTGACGTTACGCCGGAGCCAGACAATGAGTGAAGCACAGGCAAAACTGATG